CTCATAGATCGTGCCGGTACCGGCAAAGCCTGCGCCCGGGGCCATGGCGTCCTGGGCTGAGAGGTCGGCGGCATAGTTGAGTTCGGCGACCGAGGCGTTAAGCCCGGCGATAGCCGGGAATCCTTCGCCAGCGGTTTGAATGTACTCAGTGATGTCCCGGTTGGTTTTCACTTCTTGTCTGCTCATAAGTCCTCCATCAGGTAGTATACCCCGCCTGAACAGGAATGAATTTTAGCGAAGGGCCAGCCAGTAAACTACATCGGCTGCGGTGTCGCAGATGTCAGTGCCCAGCGTTACGCCCGGGCCTTTGCCAGCCATGTCGAACAGATGTACGGCTGCGGCAGCGGCTGCGAACGGTTTGTCAGCAGTAGCGACCGTGGTGCTGGTGATGGACAGAATAGAAACGGTCTCACCATTAACGGTTACCTTGTCGCCTACGGCCAGTTCACCAATAAAGTTGGTGCCAGAGCCGGTGATCGTCGGGGAGTCGGCTGTGACAGTGACCGTACCTGTGACTGCGGCCCCAGCGGCACGGCCGGCGTAAAGGGTGATCGAACCCGCGGCATTGAGGGAGTTGGCGTCGGCGGCACCGGTGTCGTCGAACGACTTGCCTGCGTCCATCCCCGCAAAATGCTCGTAGGATGCGAGGTTGTTGATGTTTATCGCTCGCACATACCGCGGCTGCCAGCCGAGGATGATGTTCATCGCAGAGACCGGGTCGTCGACAACGAAGGTCCCTACTTTCTGGACCTGATCTGCATAGTTCAAACTCATATCTAAATCCTCCTATAATTTTTTATTCCGCCTGATGGCGTTGTGCAATTTTATGTGATCACTATTTGTCATCACTTGCAGGTTACCGGGGACATTGTTTTTACGATCTTCGTCCTCATGGTGCACCACAAAGTCAGGGCTGAGGTAAAATTGCTCACCAAGTCTGATGAGGCATGGTGACTCCGGATGATTTTCTCGAAGATGCCGTTCAGCCACGAGCCGATGCTGAAGCACATACCCCCGAGACGAAAACGGATGATCATCGCATTTCTCATACAAGTAGCCATCACTGTGCTGACATATACCCCCAGCCCAATTGTAGTTTCGTTCTCCTCGATGCCTATCAACCTTGTCCTGCAAATGTGAATCATGCGATTCCATACAGGTCTTTGAGCAGTACACTCGCTTTCCTGCGTGGCAAGGGTGGTCGAAAAAAGTAATTCCGCAGTGCTTACAGACAACTGCGACCTTCGGCTTTGAAATGGCTGCGGCCCTTCCGACAACAGAGCATTCATGCCCGCAGAATCTGGCAGTCTTTGCTCTGCACTGAGGAACTTTGAACTCGCTGCCGCAAATTTCACAAGACAATATTGCCCCCACAAACTTAGCCATGTGTATCCTCCTATAGTAGAATTTCCTCTACTATACATGGCTGGTTTATGATTTGTCAAGTTACTCATTGCGGTAGCCTTAGTAAAATCAACTAATTATAATTCGGGGATGGCCACCTCGGCCGTAGCGACCCACAATTGGTTCAAAATTAACGCTGCGAAGTAGGTCTTCCAGCCGATATGCCCGCGCTGGCCGAGCTTGTCGGAGTCACTGACGATGCCCGGGTTCTTGACGAACGGAGTCAGGGCGGTAGCACCCTTGAGCGGGGTGACGGCCGCGCAGTCGGCGGCAATGTAGATGACCGGATAGACGTCGGCGTTGGTGCCGGTCGTGGAGATCATCGTGGTGCCGGAGCCGGCCTTGAGCCCGCCACCGTCGGCCCAAGGCGTGAACACGGTGGAGGCGAGATACCTGACGTTGCCGACGGAACCGATCTCGGTCGGATAGGCGGACATTGAACCGTAGTCCACCACATCCTTGAATCCGGGCATCTTCTGAATGACATCTTCGAGGTCGGGATGACAGAAACCGATGAAGCCGGGTTTGACGTTGACCGTCTCCATGTTCGCGGAACTGGAGAGTTTCTTGGTGATGACGGAGGCGTTCTGACGTTTGAACCCGCGGGTGATCTTCTGCTGCAGAGTCTTGGTCAGGGTCGTATTGACATCGGTACGAACCGTCGAGTTGGCGAAATAGCGGTTGGTGCCGGCCCTCATGATGTAGAACAACCGGGTCTCGACCGACAGAGCGGCCTGCTTGGCCAGGATGTCGCTGTACTCCTTGATGATCGGATCCTCGTGAGTGTCAGCGACCTTGTCGGTGATACCGACCCAGTCGCCGAGTTGGGCGAGGGTGGCCTGATAATCCGTGCTGGTGATGGCACTGCCGGCCGGGGTTACACCCTCGGTCAGATCCGTAGTAGCTGCGGACAAGGCCTCATACCTGCGGAACTTGACGGTATCCGAGGAGTTGCGCGGGATGGGCTTGGCCTGCAGGAACGGCTGCATGACCAGATCGGGGTCGGCCCGCTTCAACAGGTCGGCGGCAAGCTTGCCTGCGGTTCGATAAGAGATATCACTGACGGTCTGTGTGGTCATAATTCTTGCTCCTCCTAGATGGTGGGGTTACGCTTTCGCGGCTTCCTGTGCGAACGCTCCTTCGAAGTCGTCCTCATCAATGCCACTCTGCTGCGTTGTCTGCCTGCTCCTGATGCCTTCCTGGGCTTTGAGCTTGGCTTCCTTCGCAGCGGCCTCTGCTGCTGCTTTGGCGGCGGCAGCATCCGGCGCCGCGCCTGGTGATCCCGGTGTCTGTGCGCTCCCGGTATCCTTCTTAAAAACATCGTACAATTCGATAATGTCGTCGGTACTGCCGTTGTCGAGCACCTTGTTCCACGCGGCCTTCAGGACTTTCGGCTGTTTATCCACCCAGGCCTCAACCTGCGGAAGCGTGGTGAACGCATCCGGGTGCTTGGCGAGGATAGCCTGCTCGTGGGCATTGCGGGCGACGTTCTGGGTAACGGCTGCGATCGGGGCGATCTGGGCCAGGACGGCGTTCACCCGCTGCTCAACCATGTTCTCAACCCGGGCCATGATCACCCGGGAAAGCACAGCGTTGGCGGCGGTGACCTCGGGGAAATTGGCCTCTAAGGTATCGAGGATGGCCTGCTCGTCGGTGGAGACATTCTCCTTGCCGGCGCGGGCGGCTGCGTCATCGGCAGCGGCTTTGGCTGCGGAGTCAGCGGCTTCCTTGTCTGCCTTGGCCTGCGCATCGGCTGCTACTTTGGCAGCGGCCTTGGCGGCAATCTCATCTACGGTGGGTGCGGGCGGAGTAGCGGCAACCTTGGCAGCTTCGTGGGCAGCAGCCTTGGCAGCTTCGTCGGTTGCAGCCTGTGCGGCGAGTTCTTCTTCGGTAGGAGCGGTGCCGGCATCGCCGGAACCTTCTGCGGTACCGGAGGTCTCAGTGAAACCTTCCTCTTTTTTATCTGGATCCGGCAGTCCGGCGGTGGCCTCAAAGGCGAGGTCGAAATCAGTAAAAGTTGTATCTTGTTCTGTATTTTCCATTGTTTCTCCGGTTTGTTAGAAGCGTAACAATATTTTATTGTAAAAGTCAATCAAAAAGCTGTATCAGCGCCTTACATTCCTGCGATTTTCCGCGAGCTTCGGCACTCTCACCATCCTCTAACTTGTCGCGGTGCCTGTCACGGCGAAGCTGGAACAGTTCGAGGAACAACTGCACCGGCTCGGCGGTCTTGTAAGTCTTGAGAATGTCTTCAATTTCCGCTTCCCTTTCCTTGTTTGCCATTTTTCTTCTCCCCCTCTTGCGGTTTTACTGCGGTAAGTAGTAAGGTTTTCAGATTCTCCAACTGCACCTTGTCCTGCCCTGTCTTGGCGTTGGCCAGGTTCTGCTCGACCCGCGACAGTATTTCCTGAATCGTGGCCTCAGCAGTTGCTGCTACGACCTGCGCATCGGTACGCTGTTTCTCGGCCGAGGCGGTGGCGGCCTCGGTCTTGGCGGTGGTCAGCCCCTGCTCGACCTGGGCGGCCTGCGAGGCAGCGGCCCGCATGTCGGCCAGTACCTTCTTGGCCTCGTCCTCCGGCAGCATCCTGTCCACCGGCAGGTCCCGGGCCTTGAGACGGTCAACCAGCAGCCCGTAAGTATCAAGTATTGCCCGCTCCTCCGGAGTCAGGGTGGTGACGAACTGGTCGAGGGCGGCGCCGCGGACTTCCTTGGCGACCAGTGAGAGATTCCCCTTGGCCACGACCTGGTAGTCGCCCTTGATCTCTTCCTCCGGGTTGAACTCCATGTTCCACTGCAGCATGGAGCCAACCAACGAGGTCGTAAACTTGTCGAAGGCCCGAACGGTGTCTTTCGTCACCATGTTCGCCGAGCCCATCATCATGCTCATATTGTTCGACGTCCTGAACGCCTCGCCGAGTGGCTGCTGCTGCATCGCTCCCATGGTGTAGGCCGGCAGGTTACTCTCGATGTCAAGCTGCTGCCGCTGCATGGTGATGATACTGAGAAGGTCGGGGATGTGCGACTGGGTGACGATCGATCTGATCGCCGGGTACTGGGCGGCGACGCCGTCCCCCTCACGCTCGATGGTCATGAAGGCGTGGATGGGGCCGATGTTCTTACGCCCCCGGGCCAGCAGCTCAGTGTTGACCTCGAAGATCGGACCGGCGATCGCCGCCATGTTGTCCATCATCGCCCGGGTGGTAGCACAGAGCGACATCTGTGAATCCCTGATCTCCTCCGGCATCCCGACGCCGGTCAGTCCGCTGTCCTCATCCTCGGTGTAGATGAAAGCATGGTACTGATCGGAGGGGCGTTTGCCGAAGGGGGCGACCACCGCCTTGATCACCACGTCGTCGACGAACCACAGGTCGGCCAGGATATCCATGTCGAGATTGTCTTCGGCTATCTCAATACCAGAAGCAGCCAGGGTGTGCCCTGAAATGAAGCCGAGGCCGCGGTAAATCTCGTAGCGGCGGGCGGTGCGGTCGGCGAGGTTCGAGGTCTTGGCCAGGGTGTGCAACTCGGCCTCATAG